CTATATTTTGTTGATAGCGTCAATCAGTTCCTCGATTTCAAAATGTGTATATACGACCTCTGTCACACCCTGCCCTTTATGACCGACAATTTTCTTGATGACCTTGTCTGACACTCCGGCAACCGTCAACATGGAAATGCATGTGTGACGGGTATCGTGAGGGCGGTGTTTCATTCCGAGGGTCTCAATAAGTGGCGACCAGTACGAATCATAATAATTCCGGTATTTGAAATGTTCACCCTCCGGAGTAGAGAGGAGATATTCACAATCATTGAGGTTGTACCAGTATTCAAAGAACGGATAAACCTTTTCGGAGATTGGAGCAGTACGGATTCCGGCAGCAGTTTTCGAGGCGACAATCTTGAAATATCTTTCCTCAAGGTTCACATTTTCTTTCTTGAGGTCGAGGAGTTCGCCGATTCTGCATCCGGTATATATCAACATGAGGATGACAGTATAATATATATTTGAATCCTTGACATCCCATAATTTCGCAACCTCTGTTTTTGAGAACGGTTCACGGTTGTATGCGTTGGGATTGCCCGCCTTTTTAATGTCGAGGTATTCGACAAGGTTTCGTTCTTTTGGAATAATCTCATGAATCACAGCGTATTTGTACATCAGACCGAATAATATTTTTAATTTCCGGAGTGTAGGATAATTTTTGCCGGATTCATCAACGACCATTTGCAGGTGGTCGAGTTTTACATCAACAAATCGCATCCGTGCAAGTTTATCACATAACGCCCATGCTGCACGGTAGCCTTTGACGTTGGAATCACTGACAGTCGGAAAATGTTCATCAGACCATCGCTCATATACATCCTCGAATGTAACCTTTGCAGCATTCACATCATAAGGATTTGCATTGAACTCCGCAAGTGCGGTCAATGCCTCTTTGCGGGTCGGGTAATATCCGACGACCGTATATAATTGTTTTGATTTACCTGTTTTCGGGTCGTTTTCCCATCCTTTTGTCTTTTTGGCGACATAAGGATTCCGGCGATTTCCCGATAATTTGTAAACCGTTCCGAATCCGTTCGGTAGTTTCATAAAATCACCATCCTAAAAAAGAGTATAAAAAATAAAACCAATGCAAAAAGCACGGTTTTATGATAGAATGATGTTTGCAGGAACTATCTATCAAGTGCCTTTTGCAGAAGCATGAGACGGAAGTTTCACAAAGGCGATTCACGTTGCAGCGTGGGTCGTCTTTTTTATTGCAGCTAGCGAAACAACCGTTGATTCCAAACGAGATTTTTTTATCTGTACACTTTCCTTGAGAAAGGAGGTGAGCAGGATGAAGATTCTCGTTTGGGAAGTAAGAACCTCAAAAGGGTTCACATTGATGGAGCTATCGAAGAAATCCGGAATCGGAAAATCTACGATAAACAACATCGAAAACGGTAAGGTGTCACCGACATTGTTTCAGCTTGAAATGATAGCGATTGCATTAGGCGTGAACATCACCGACCTGTTTGAATCCGAATACAAATAATTGTATCACAATACAGCAGGATTCCGGCAGCAGGAGGAACGATTTCCACAATTATGGAAATCAACCTCGATATTTCCACAATCATGGAAATATATGATACAATGCAATTCGGAAAGGGGGTGGTGTCTCCCTTGAATTACAAAGAGGCTATTGTTGAAATAGTCGGAAAGATACAAAACGAACGTATCCTCAAGCGGATTTATAAATTCGTGGCGTATCTGTACACCCATGAGACTGACGGTTGAAAGACTGTCAGTCTTTTTTATTTGAATTGTTGCGAGAAAACTCGATTGCTTTTTGCATCAAGCGGTCAAGAGCCTCGATGTCCTCGTCACTCAATTCAAGCATAAATTTAAAAAGATTTTTTCGTGCATCGTCCTCACCTGCCATGATGCGGTCAATACGTTCGATGAAATCATCGTCGCTGTCGATGAACATTTCTCCCTCACCAGTAGTCAACCACATATAATCAACACTGAACTCACGACAGATAGATTTTGTCATATGTTCAGAGAAAGACCTGCGACCGTTTTCTAAATCAGATACAGTCGACTTTCCAACGCCTATACGCTGACCGAATTTTTCAAGGGTAAGGGATAAAGTCTTTCTTAATTCTTTGACACGTTCGCCTTGCGTCATACTGAATCACCTCCTATGTTTTCTAAAGCATAACACCCAACGAAACAAAAATCAATAAAAAAGTTCGCAAAAAGGAAAAAAGTATTGACAAAGTTCTGAAATAGGAATATGATGTACGCAAAGAGAACAATAAGGAGGTGAGACGGTGGAGGAAATAAGAAGAACAAAAATCAAAGAGGCAATGAAAGAGACCTTGAATGTATATGAAAAATTAGATTTGAACATGACGGAGATTGAAATTGTCTCAAGAAGTCAGAACGTAGCTGCGAAAGTTACGATTGCAAAGAAACAGCTTGAAACGGAGGCAGAGGAGAGACTTGAGGAGCAGCAGACACCCATGAAAATAAAAATTATTAAATGGATGCCCGCAATCTGCTCAACATTAGCGATTATCCTGTCAATTATCAGTTTAATCCTAAGATTATACCGATAATCGAAAGAATCAAAGCGAGGGTTGCAACAACACTATTGTAATAATTGAAACGGTTTTGATAACGTTCTTTTTTACGACGTTCAAGTTCGGCGGTGTCAACATTCTGATTGCTGACATCCTTATACAAATTTTCATAATCGTCCACAGCATTTCACCTCCTGTCATTTTGGAATGGTCGCACATTTATTATATGGCAGGAGATGCAGCAGGACAAGCAAGAACAGGAGGTGAGACAGTGAATATTTTCGCAGAGGTAACAATCGACGAGACAGGAATAATCAAACAGATAGATGCAGTCAAAGAGGCAGCAGACAGATTTGAGGACGAGGCGTTGAAATTGCATGGAATGTTAGCACAAGCAAATGCTACCGCAAAGATTAAAAAAGAAAAGGCAGAGGAGAAATAAACTCCTCTGCATGATTCAAGATTTCTTTGCAGCCATTAAAGCAGCACGGACAATCAACTCTCCGGTCGGAGAATTGAGAATTTTCCGAAATTCCTCAATCTCTGTATCAGAATAACCTGCATCCTGCAAAGAACGAATGAGTTGAGATTTGAAATTGTTTGATTCGAGACTTGCCATGTCCTCACCTCCTGTCGTTTGAGAATGGCTGCACATTTATTATATGGCAGGAGGGGCAGCAGGACAAGAAAGAACAGGAGAAACAGAAATGAGCAATGGGTATCTCAAACGGTACGTTGTATTTTGAGGAAATCACAAAGGAGGCAAGTGAATAATGGCAGCAGGTGACAGAATATTCATGGCGAAAGAATCCACGTCGCAGGAGATTCTTTCCAACACAAAGAAAATTATCAAGGACGCAAAAGCAAAACCGAAAAGATACGGAATGAGAATCAACCTCCTCGACAGCAATCCGGCAACCCGTGTCAAATATCTTTATGATGCGGTTGGAATGACACCCGCAGGAATGAATTTCGCAGGAGGCGGGTTCGATTATGGAGACTGGGGAGATATTTGGTTCGTAAAGAAAAACCGTCCGGTCATGGTAAGAACTGACGGAACGGTTGACTATGAACTGAATCATGAAAACCATGCTCTCAAGCTGAACGGAGGAGCATCGGACATCACAAAAACATCATACGGTGGAAATGCAATGTCCGAGATTCCTCTGATTTGGGTCAAGAGATGGACACAGAACAATTATCATTTTGTTGTGTTCTGTGAGGAGCAGTACGATGACACATACAAAGCATATGCACACACCGACGCAGACGGAAATGTCCTGCCTGTGACATATTTCCCGATGTACGAGGGTTCGGTTGTCAACAACAGGATGCGTTCACTCTCCGGTCTCACACCGACAGCGTCCATGACAGACGAGCAGGAGACGACCGCAGCAAAGCAGAACGGCGACAGATGGGATAAACAGTCATTTTCTGAAATCAACCTCATGTATGAAATGTGTACGATGATTACATGTAGCACCAACTCACAAGGCAAGTTTGGAAACGGAAACAGTCAGTCCGACAATTTCTTGCAGACCGGAACACTCAACGGAAAAGGACAGTTTTTCGGTTATACATCGACCACACAGGCAGTCAAAGTATTTTACTGCGAGAACTTCTTTGCGAACTACTGGAAACGTTTGAGAGGTCTGCTGCTTATCAACGGAGTGTATCATGTGAAAGCAGTTCCTCCGTACAACTCAACAGGTGCGGGGTACACAAACACAGGACTGACACCGTCCGGAACATCCGGAGGCTACTGTTCAAGAATGGAAATGGCATCCGACATCGGAAGAATCCCGACCGTTGCATCCGGAAGTGAGACCACATACGAATGTGATGGGTTATGGTTCAACAATACGATTGTTGCAGTTGCCCTGTTCGGTGGCCACCGTGGCTCCGGGTCGAGGTGCGGTTTGTCGTGCTGGAATGTGCTCTACCCTGCGACGCCCGTGAACGCGTCCATCGTGGCGAGCCTTTCTTGTAAACCGCCTGTTGCTGCTGCGTAAGCAGCGAGGGGGAACGGGGGAGATACTCCCCCGCAATAAAAAGGGAGGTTCGGAGGGTTTACCCTCCGAGGTGTCCGGTATGACAAGGATTTTCCACGATGATGGAAACGGGAGGCACATCCGACACAAACAGAAAAAATTGTGATAGAATCTCCGACATGACAAAAAGATGACCTTGACATGACAGGGGAATCGGTGTGCGTCCTTGCCCTGTTCGGTGGCAACCGTGGCAACGGGTCGAAGTGCGGTTTGTCGTACTGGAATGTGAACAACCCTGCGACGAACGTGAACACGAACATCGTGGCGAGCCAATCTTATCAAATTATGGAGCATTTAACCAAAAGCACACCTTTTTCCTACACCGCAGGGTGTTGAAATACACCTAACCAGTGGAAATGATACCGATGCAGGCAGGGTCGAGTAAGAATATCAGAAAGACCTTGAGGTGATAAGAAAGATGGGAAAGAAATCCGTCAATAACCTGTACAAGCCTATGTTAGAACATAGCAATGTTGAGCAAAAATTTCATAAAGCAGCAAAGGGCAAGACAGAGCGTCCGGACGTTGCGGTGATATTAGAGCCGACCAACATTCAGAGACATGTCAAGAACGTCGTCGAGCAACTTGAGAACACTGCACCGGAGGGGTACGACATACCACATCCGGAAAAGGCATGGAAACCATCAAGACACGGAAAAGTCTGCATCAACGAGGGAACAAGCAGGAAAGTGAGAATGATTGAGAAACCTCGATACAATTATGAGCAGGTGATTCATCACATTGTCGTCTCTGCGTGTTATGACATTTTCATGAAAGGGATGTATGAGTTCTCATGTGGGAGCGTACCGAACAGGGGTGCTCATTATGGGAAAAAGTACATCGAGAGGTGGATTCAGCGAGACAAAAAGAACTGCAAATATGTTCTCAAGATGGATATTCGACACTTTTTCGAGAGTGTTGACCATGATGTCTTGAAAGCGTGGCTCAAGAAGAAAATCAGAGACGAGAGAATGTTGTACATCCTCGAACTGATAATTGATGGGAGCGAGGTCGGGTTGCCTTTAGGGTTTTACACGTCGCAGTGGTTGTCAAATTTCATGTTGCAGCCTCTCGACCATTTCATCAAAGAGCAGTTGAAAGCGGTGCATTATATCCGGTATATGGATGATATGGTGGTGTTCGGAAAGAACAAAAAGGAACTCCACAGGATGCAGCAGGAGATTGAGAGATTCTTGAGAGAAAAGTTCAACTTGCAGATGAAAGGAAACTGGCAGGTGTTCCGGTTCGATTACACAGAGAAAAAGACCGGAAAGAGAAAAGGGAGACCACTCGATTTCATGGGATTCCAGTTCTATCACGACAAGACGATTCTGCGGGAAAGCATCATGTTGAGTTGCACACGGAAAGTCAACCGTGTCGCAAAGAAAGAGAAAATCACATGGTACGATGCAACCGCAATTCTGTCATACATGGGTTACTTGAGCAATACAGACACATACGACATGTACCTGCAAAGGGTCAAGCCTTATGTGAATGTTAAGAAATTAAAGAAAATAGTTAGCAAACATTCAAAGCGAAAGGAGCGAGAAAAACATGAAAGAATGGAGAGAAGTGTTCGGAACGGAGGCAGAACAGCCGGAGGAGTTCGACACAACAGCGTCACCGACAACGGTATATCAGAGACGCAATATCAAGAAAGCAACGAAAGAGGATGCAGACGGAAAGAAAATCACCGGATGGCAGCGAGAGGAGCGTGAGATGTCACGGGAGGAATATGACAGATTGACGCTCATGCAGGAGGTTGTTGCATCCAACACAACAGGAATCGTTGAATCCGTGACACAGTTTCAGAAAGATGCAGTCATTGACGAATACACACAGCAGTTGATTGAGGAGGGGTTGATTTAGTATGAAAATGCTTGTTGAAAGTCTCAAAAGAATGTACAAAAAAGGCACTCTCACAAAGGAACAGATTTCCGAGCGTGTCTCAAAGGGTAGTATTTCAGTGGATGAATATGAATACATCACAGGGGAGGCATACTCTGGCGGTGGTGCAGAATGAGTCCGCTTGAAATAATATCACGATTGTGTGATGTGACGGAAACTCTATCCGCAATCGTGAAAAAGCAGCAAACAATCATTGAACAGTCGAAAATCGAGGAGGCGGTCAGAGTGGAACTCCGGCAGGAGGTAGAGGAGACAGACAGGGAGATGGATGTTCTCGAATACCACATGCGGAAATACTGCGACACCGACGACCTCGAGGCGACAGAGTTCGGAAAGGAGAACGCCGTTGACGATTGAATTATCCCTGTTGCTCTCCGGAGTATCTGTTGCATTTGCAATCTTTTTCGGAATCTGTTCCAAGCAGAGAAATGAGAAAAAGGACACACAGGAAGATGCAGAACAGAGAGCAACAACCGACACAATGGTGATGGTGAAACTTGAGAACATTGCAGATGACCTCAAAGACATCAAGCGGGAATCGAGAGAGAACCGTGAGGAGATGAAAACATTGAGAGAGCGTGTTGTCATAGTGGAACAGTCACTCAAGAGTTATCACAAGAGACTGGACGGAGAACAACATTCCGACCGATAACAGGAGGGCAGGGAACAGGCAAGAATCAACCTCACAGAAAAGAGGCAATACATGAGAATGACAGAACAGGAACGACGCATCAGAATCCGGCATCTGAAAAGAATGTACCGGATAAGGGAGCGAAAAGAGAGACATGACAAAAAGGTGTCCGGTCTGTTCATGAAACGTGTTGTATTCACTTTGATTCTTGCAGCATTTATCTTTACAGTCGTGATGATATTTGTGTTTTTGCGGATGGGTTCAGAA